GGTTGACCGCAGCGGTGCATATGCGGCCCGCAAGATTGCGAGGGATATCGTCAGCGCCGGATATGCGGACAAGGCAGAAGTCCAGATCGCATATGCCATTGGTGTGGCAGAACCTGTTTCCGTGTATGTGGAAACCTTCGGCACGGAGCATCAGGACACGGAGTTCATCAGCCAGTATGTCCGTGAGAACTACGACCTCACACCGAGAGGCATTATCGAGGAGCTGCATCTGCTCGATGTGAATTACAACACTGTTTCAGCATACGGACACTTCGGAAAACAGGGGCTTCCGTGGGAGCTCTAATAAGCGGTTCAAAAAAATTTGAAAAATTTTTTTGTTGATACTTCTGAAATGGTCTCTCCCACGACAATATATGAGGGGCGTTGTTCAACACCGATTGCAAACGCACTACGGAGCTGACCGCCCCTATCACTATGAAACACCACTGTGGAAAGGAGGCAGAGACAATGCCAAGCAGACCAAAGACACCATGCCGACACCCCGGCTGTGCTGCGCTCGTTCCCTACGGCACCAAGTATTGTGACAAGCATCGTTCCCTCCACCCGGAGGACACACGTTCCGCAGGCAGCCGAGGCTACGGAACGGCATGGAACAGAGCCCGCAAGCGTTACCTTGAGACGCACCCACTGTGTGTGGAGTGCATGAAGCAAGGGCGTTATGTCAAGGCGACCGATGTCGATCACATCAAACCGCACCGAGGTGACAGCGTACTGTTCTGGGATCAGAGCAACTGGCAGAGTCTCTGTCACCGTCATCACAGTATCAAAACCCGAAACGAAGACCACACCCCTGAGTACAAGTACTGAAAGCAAGCCACACTTACTATCGTTGCAGTTCAGACAGGCTCAGGGGTGTACCTATGGGGCGGGGCTAGGGCTGGGGCAGCCCGCCGGGGGCCGGTCGAAATCTCTAAAAACTGAGCAACACAAGACCGTCGGCCCCTCTCGTGTTAAAATTCGCAAATTTGCAAGGGCCCCGGTCATCTGGGACCCTGACAGAGATATATTGGCGGTCACAGAGCTACTGTGCCAAAAACAGAAAGCGTAGATTTTTCGTGCTTTTCCAAATGCCGCTGTGGAAAACTTCGGCGGCATGATACATACGGAGTTTCGTTACAAATCGCACTGTAAAATGGCGAATTTACGTCAAAAAACGATAGAATTAGCACGTTTTTAGCACCAAACCGCATTTTACAGTTTTGAGCAGTTTGGCACTTGGCGGAGCCCGTGTGGAAACCAAAAACCGCATAAAACCGACAGTTCCGAGGTGATATGGATGACAGATTCTCAAAAGCACCAAGTACGGGCAATGCGGATGCAGGGCATCGGATATAAGGCAATCGCAAGGTCACTGGGCTTGAAAATCAATCAGGTGCAGCTTTTCTGCAAGGCGCACGGACTTGCCGGAGATAATCATCTGGTCGATGTCAACTATCAGATCTGGTGTCAACAGAACAGCCGCTGTCCCATATGCGGTGCTAAGATCAGCCAGCCGAAAACCGGACGCAGGAAGAGATTCTGCTCCGGACGATGCAGGACAAGATACTGCCGTGAACAGAAAGGAGAATAAAAATGCTTGTTACAGTTTTATGCCTGACCTACATGATGATCATTATCCTGATCCATGCGATCTGGATTACCTCTATCATCAAGCATGACGGCAAATGTCATTACAACGACTGTGGTCACTGCCCGTATGACGGCTGGTGTCCGATGCAGGAGGGAGATACACATGGAGACAAGTAATACCCCGAACAGAACTACTGGCGCGGTGATCGCGCCGAAGGCAAACGATGAGATCAACCACCCCGCACACTATACCGCCGGCGACATCGAGGTCATTGACTTCCTCGAAGCGTGGGACTTCCCGTTCCATCTGGCGAACGCAATCAAATACATTTCCCGCGCAGGGCGGAAAGAAAAGAACTCTCTCGTCACCGATCTGAAGAAGGCGGTGTGGTATATCAACCGCTACATCAGCTATATTGAGAAAGGCGGCAAGGCATGACGCTGACCGAAAATTTCATACAGAACGCCATTCACCTCGATGCAGGTGCAGAGGTCATATATGGCAGCGACCAGATCTATGACACCTATCCCTGCCGCTTTCCGACTGTGGAGTTTCAGCTCATGGCAACGGATGCACTTGTAGAGGTCGCAGACCGCATCCGGCTTGAAAAGGGTTACAAACCTATGCATCCTCGTGACGGCAGAACGGACGATGTTGACAATGACGGCTGGTATGATTTCTATGTCGGCATCAGCAAGCTCCCCGGCGACCATCAGCAGTGTCAGCTTGACAGCAGCATCAGCTTTGTGGTGGTCAATTCGGATTCCGATGACAACGAGGATATGTACACAATTGACCTGACTGAAACAGAGCGTGAGTATGTGTATGAGATACTGAACCGGCAGTGCCGGAGATATCACGGGAAGGACTGCGCCGCACTTCTGGCAGAGTCCGAAAAGGAGCTGATGGATACAGCATGAGAATTATCAAACGCAACGGCGCAGAAGTGCCGTATGACTGTGAAAAGATAAGAGCCGCGATTACGGCGGCGAACGATGAAGTGTCTGAGAAGATATCAGATACAGTGATAGGCATCATCGTGGGTAAGGTCGAGCAGCGGTGCGATGCCCTTGCAAGGCCTGTCCATGTCGAGGAAATTCAGGACATGGTTATCGATGAACTGAATCACGCCGAAGCGTACAAACTTGCACGCCATTACAGCGAGTACCGGCTGCGACATGAGCAGCAGCGGAAGATGAACACCACGGACGGCAAGATCCTCAGCCTTCTTGAACGAAACAATGAGGAGGCAAAACAGGAGAACGCCAACAAGAACCCAATCATCAACAGCACGCTCCGTGACTATATGGCCGGCGAGGTCAGCAGAGACATCTGCCGCCGATTCCTCTTTCCAGAGGATGTGATAGCCGCCCACGATGAAGGCATCATTCATGTACACGACCTTGACTATATCGCAGAACCGATGCACAACTGCTGTCTGGTGAATTTAGCAGATATGCTTCAGAACGGCACGGTAGTTTCCGGTACAATGATCGAAAAGCCGCACAGTTTTTCCACTGCCTGCAATATCGCAACGCAGATCATTGCACAGGTCGCATCGAATCAGTACGGCGGACAGACGATAAGTCTGGCGCACCTTGCACCTTTTGTTGATGTCAGCAGACAGAAGATTCGGGCAGAGGTCATTGACGAAATGAACGGTATCTGCGAACTGTCCGATAACGGACTGAATGCCATCGTCGAAAAGCGAGTCCGCCGGGAAGTCAAACGAGGCGTGCAGACGATACAGTACCAGATAAACACATTGCTCACCACCAACGGTCAGACACCGTTCGTGACTGTGTTTATGTATCCGGACGAGGTGCCGGAAGGACAGACCAGAGATGACCTTGCGCTCATTATCGAGGAAACACTGCTTCAGCGAATCGAGGGTGTCAAGAACGAAAAGGGTGTCTGGATCACGCCGGCATTTCCGAAGCTGATCTATGTTCTCGATGAGGACAACATTCAAGCAGACAGCAAGTATTATTATCTCACGGAGCTTGCAGCGAAATGTACCGCAAAGCGTATGGTTCCCGACTACATCTCCGCAAAGGTGATGAAACGGCTGAAGGGCGATGTGTACCCCTGCATGGGCTGTCGGTCATTCCTTACGCCATCTGACAATCACACTTATTACGGGCGATACAATCAGGGAGTAGTGACATTGAATCTAGTGGATGTTGCTTGCAGTGCGGATGGTGATGAGGACAAATTCTGGCAGCTCCTTGATGAACGCTGCGAACTATGCCGCAAGGCTCTGATGTGCAGGCACGAGCGTTTGAAGGGAACGCCGTCCGATGTTGCACCGATCCTCTGGCAGTACGGAGCATTGGCGCGGCTCGACAAAGGCGAGGTCATTGACGATTTGCTGTATAACAATTACAGCACGATTTCCCTCGGCTATGCCGGCATCGCAGAGATGACATACCGCATGACAGGATGTTCGCATACAGAGCCGGACGGAAAAGCCTTTGCACTGAAGGTCATGCGATTCCTGAACGACAAGTGCAGCAAATGGAAATCCGAGACGAATATCAGCTTCTCGCTGTACGGCACGCCGATGGAGAGCGTCACCTACAAATTCGCTCAGTGCCTTCAGCGCAGGCACGGCATCATTCCTCATGTGACCGATAAGAGCTACATCACAAATTCTTATCATGTCCATGTGACTGAGCAGATTGACGCATTTTCAAAGCTGACCTTTGAAGCAGAGTTTCAGGCACTTTCTCCGGGCGGTGCGATCAGCTATGTTGAGGTACCGAACCTTCAGAACAACATCCCTGCGGTGCTGGCGCTGATGCGGCATATCTACGAAACGATCCTGTATGCCGAGCTGAACACGAAATCCGATTACTGTCAGGCCTGCGGTTTTGACGGAGAGATACAGATCACTGAGGAGGACGGCAAGCTGATCTGGGAGTGCCCGAACTGCGGCAATCGAGATCAGCGGACACTGAATGTCTGCCGCCGCACCTGCGGTTACCTCGGAACGCAGTTCTGGAATCAGGGACGCACCGCTGAGATCAAGGATCGGGTGATGCATCTGTGAATTACTGCGGTTTGAATAAAAACGACATTGCCAACGGTAACGGTGTACGTGTATCGCTGTTCGTCAGCGGATGCCGGAATCACTGCAAAGGGTGTCATAATCCGGAAGCATGGGACTTCAACTACGGTCAGCCGTTCACTGCCGAAACTGAAAAAGAAATCTTAGATGCCCTGCATCCTTCATGGATACAGGGCATTTCCGTACTCGGCGGTGAACCATGCGAGGAGGAAAACGAGCGTGTGCTGCTGCCGCTGCTGAAGAAGATCTGGTGGGAGATGCCGGAGAAAGATATCTGGTTGTTCTCCGGATACACTTACGAGATGCTGTGCGGCGAGGAGATCCTCCGGTATGTCGATGTGCTTGTGGACGGTCCGTTCCTGCTGGAGCAGAAGGATATCTCCCTTGCATTCCGGGGCAGCCGGAATCAGCGCATCCTGCGCCTGCGGAATGGCGAGGTGGTCGGCACCCACTCCCTCAGTCGAGGGGGCGGAGCTTCCGGGCGTACACCTTCTCGATGAACTGCCGCTGGCGTTCGTTCTCCAGCTCGTAGACCACCCGATGGTGATTCCGGTCGATCTTTTCGAGCAGGATCACATGATCCGGCATGGCGGTCTTGAGCTGCGCGCCCTTCTGGTAGTTGTTGATGGTAACCTCGTACTTCATAGCTGTGTCCTCCGCGTTCTGTATTCGGTGGGGTTTCCCCTCGTTCCGTTGTACCCATATTACCACGTTATCGGGGTAATAGCAAGCGGCTAAATGTACAGAACATCGGGCGCAGATAACGCACATTCCTTGTGCAGATCATGAACGGGAAAGGAGCAGTATGAGCCGGAAATCAAAGAAAAACAAACCTCGCATCGTACTGAAAAATGCGGTGCGGTGTGATAAGTGCGGATGTGCATTTGTACCGGAAACGCTGACACAGCGTGAGGGCGAGATCGAATACAGCTTCTTCCGCTGCGACTACTGCGGCAAGGCGTATCTCGTATCCGTTACGGATGCAGACCTCCGCAAGGATATCCGCAGGTACAGAACGCTTGCGGAAAAGCACAAGATCAAGCCGCTGAGTGAGCAGTCGCTCCGTGAAATGGCTGCGCTGAAGGAGCAGAACCTAAGACGAGCTGCAAAGCTGCGGCAATTGTACTATGTGGAGGGATGAAATGAAAACAGCAGAACTTCGTGTGATCCCTGTCACGGAGCTGAAGCCGGCGGAATATAACCCGCGCAAAAAGCTGAAGCCCGGCGACAAGGAATACGAAAAAATCAAAAACAGCATCGAGGAATTCGGCTTTGCCGATCCGCTGGTAGTCAATGCCGATATGACCATCATCGGCGGACATCAGAGACTGACCGTAGCGACGGCGCTTGGATACACTGAGGTACCCTGCGCCGTGGTGGACATCGACAAGGTGCGGGAGAAGGCGCTGAATATTGCGCTCAACAAGATCACGGGTGCATGGGACGAGAACCTTCTTGCTGAACTTCTGGAGGATATTCAGAACAGCGATTTTGACCTTGGTAAGACCGGCTTTGACCCGCCGGAGATCGAGCAGCTTTTCAATCAGGTACACGATAAGCAGGTCAAAGAGGACAGCTTCGATGTGGAGGAGGAACTGAAAAAGCCGACCTTCTCACAGCCGGGAGATATCTGGATACTCGGCAGACACAGAGTCATCTGCGGCGACAGCACAGTCGCGGAGACATACACAAAGCTGATGGAAGGACAGAAAGCAAACCTCGTCCTGACCGACCCTCCGTACAATGTGGATGTGGAGGAAACCGCCGGCAAGATCATGAACGACAACATGAGCGACAGCGATTTCTATAACTTTCTGCTTGCCGCCTATAAGTGTATGTATGACAGCCTTGCCGATGACGGCAGCATCTATGTATGGCACGCCGATACCGAGGGGCTGAACTTCCGCAGGGCATTCAAGGAGGCGGGATTCCAGCTTTCCGGCTGCTGTATCTGGAAAAAGAATTCACTGGTTCTCGGCAGGAGTCCCTATCAGTGGATTCATGAGCCGTGTCTCTTCGGGTGGAAGCAAAAGGGAAAGCACCAATGGTACGCAGACCGCAAACAGACGACCGTCTGGGAGTACGACAAGCCCAAAAGCAGCCCCGACCATCCGACCACAAAGCCGATTCCGCTGATGGCGTATCCCATCAAAAACAGCACCATGACAAACGGTATCGTTCTCGATCCGTTCCTCGGTAGCGGTTCCACACTGATCGCCTGCTGCGAGACTGACCGTGTATGCCGGGGCATCGAGCTTGATCCGAAGTTTGTGGATGTCATTGTCAAGCGATACCTCGCATGGTGCCATGAGAAGCAGACCGCCGAGGTCGCATATGTCATCCGTGACGGTCAGAAGCTGTCTTTCGATGAAGCTGTCGCAGCGATGCCGCAGGACGGTGATGCGAATGGATGAGATGAAACCTCTGCTCCATATGGTCTCCTTCAGCGGTGGAAAAGACAGCACTGCAATGCTCCTGAAAATGCTCGAAATGGGTATGCAGGTCGATGTGGTACTGTTCTGCGATACCAGTTTAGAATTCCCGGCACTGTATGACCATGTACACAAAGTTGAGCAGGATACCGGCATGAAGGTTACGACTGTCAAGAGCGAATATACCTTTGAATATCTCATGCTCCATAAGCCAATCAAACGGAAAAAGCCGGAACTGCGCGGCAAGACCGGATACAGTTGGGCGGGGCCGTTGATGCGGTGGTGTACCAATCTTCTGAAAACAGTACCCCGCGAGAAATTCCTCAGCGAACTGCGAAAGAAGTACACGGTGATCGAGTACATCGGCATCGCCGCCGATGAAACGGAACGCATCACGCACAAATGCAACTGCCGACCGAATGTCCGTCTACCGCTTGTGGAGTGGGGCATGACCGAAGCTGACTGCCTGCAATATTGCAGGGAACGCGGCTATGACTGGGGCGGTCTGTATGAGAAATTCGGACGGGTATCCTGTTGGTGCTGCCCGCTGCAGCCGCTGAACGAGCTGCGTGTTCTTTACTACGATTTCCCCGACCTTTGGAAACAACTCAGGGAATGGGATGATGCAACATGGCGCACCTTCAAGCCCGGCTGGTCAGTCCGGAAACTGGAGGCGCGTTTTGATTTTGAGCTGGAATGGCAGACAGACGGTAATCAGCTCGGCACAAAGGAATTCCGCAAGGCACTGAAAAAGAGACTGGAGGGTGTCGATGGCTGATGTGAAATGCGTTTTACTGCATGATAATTTCCAAAACTTCAAAGGCTACAACATCCCGAAGGCGCAGCTTGTTATCGCAGACATCCCGTATAACATCGGCGGCGATTTTTATGCCAGCCGTCCCGACTGGTATGTAGACGGCGACAATCAGAACGGCGAAAGCAGCAAAGCACACAAGGCTGCATTTCACACGGACTACACCTTTAACATCGCTGAATACTTCGCCTTCTGTAACCGACTGCTCAAAAAAGAGCCGTCCAAAGGTGAAAAGGATGCTCCGTGTATGATCGTGTTCTGCGCCTTTCAGCAGATACCGGAGGTCATCAGGCAGGCAGAGAAATACGGCTTCAAGAAGTATCAGTTCTTGTGCTTTATGAAGAACTACAGTCCGCAGGTGCTGAAAGCGAACATGAGGATCGTGGGCGCAACGGAATATGCACTGGTGCTGTATCGCGGAAAGCTGCCGAAGTTCCGCAATACCGATGCGGACGGCAAGCGGCACATGATCTTCGACCACTTCGACTGGGTGCGGGACGGCAAGGATATCCCGAAGAT